AAAAAAATGTTTACCGATAAAGTCGTGCCTATATCGATTAATTATCCTTTCTTCTTCAAGCCTATCCAAGATGGTATGGATAGACCCAAATCAGAGCTGGCTTATCGTGTTCCAGCTAGTAAACTTACTCGTAAAAAAATTACAAATAACGAGCAAGTTGAAGAGCTTGAAGGCCTTGATACGACGATAGACTGGAAGAATACTGGAGATAATAGTTATGATGGTGAAAAATTAAATCTACTAGTACACGACGAAAGTGGTAAGTGGGAAAGACCAGATAATATATTAAATAACTGGCGAGTAACAAAAACCTGTTTACGACTAGGTAGTAGGATTATAGGTAAATGTATGATGGGATCAACATCTAACGCATTAGATAAAGGTGGTGATAACTTCAAAAAACTTTATAATGATAGTGATGTAACTAAAAGAAATAGAAATGGTCAAACAAAATCTGGTTTATATGCTTTGTTTATTCCAATGGAATGGAACTTTGAAGGATTTATTGATGAGTTTGGACGACCTGTCTTTACTACTCCAGGACGAGATGTTTATGGACCAGACGGTGAATTAATAGATATAGGTGTTATAGATCATTGGGAAAACGAAGTTGATGGTTTAAAAGACGATCAAGACGCTTTAAATGAATTTTATCGTCAGTTTCCAAGAACAGAAGAACATGCATTTAGAGATGAAACAAAAAATAGTTTATTTAATCTAACTAAAATATATGAGCAAATAGATTATAATGAAGGTATGAGAAGTTCAGCGGCTGTTACAGTTGGTAGTTTTCAATGGATGAGTGGTATAAAAGATTCAAGAGTTATATTTACCCCAGATCCAAATGGCAGGTTTAAAATTAGCTGGGTTCCAGATATAAACTTGCAGAATCGAGTAATAATAAAAAATGGAATTAAATACCCTGGAAATGAACATATTGGCGCTTTTGGCTGCGATAGCTATGATATTAGCGGTACTGTTGATGGTAGAGGATCCAACGGATCTCTTCATGGATTGACTCAGTTTTCTATGGAAACCGCTCCGCCAAATCATTTTTTCTTAGAATATATAGCGAGACCACAAACCGCTGAGATATTCTTCGAAGATATATTAATGGCTTTGCATTTTTATGGTATGCCGCTACTAGCGGAAAATAATAAACCTAGATTATTATATTATTTAAAACGTAGAGGTTACAGAGGTTATTCAATGAATAGACCTGATAAAGTTTGGAATAAATTATCTACAACTGAAAAAGAAATAGGTGGTATTCCAAACTCTAGTGAAGATATTAAGCAAGCTCATGCTGCTGCAATTGAAATGTACATTAATGATCACGTTGGAATAATGCCTAACGGAGATTATGGGAATATATACTTTAATGAGACTTTAAACGACTGGGCTAAGTTCAACATAAACAACAGAACTAAGCACGATGCATCTATAAGTTCTGGTCTAGCAATAATGGCATGTAATAGACATTTGTATTCACCTGTAATAAAGAATAATAGAAAACAAGTAAATTTAAGTGTAGCTAGATATTCAAACGACGGCTATTCATCTAAACTAATAAACAACTAATATGGCTAATTCAACAGGAGTGGTTAGTAATTACTTCCCAAGTCAAGCTGTTAGTGATCTCGAAAAGATTAGCTACGACTATGGACTAAAGATAGCTAAAGCTATAGAAAACGAATGGTTTAACGATTATATTGGTAGCGGAACAAAATATACCGGTAGCAACAATAGATATTCTGGAAATCAAACAGAGTTCCATAGATTAAGACTATACGCTAGAGGTGAACAATCAGTTAGTAAATATAAAGATGAATTATCAATTAACGGTGATTTATCTTATTTAAACTTAGACTGGAAACCTGTGCCTATTATACCTAAATTCGTTGATATTGTAGTTAATGGTATAGCTGAAAGAACTTACGATATAAAAGCTTATTCTCAAGATCCTTTTGGGGTTCAAAAAAGAACAGATTACATGAACTCTATTCTTGAAGACATGGCCACGAAAGATCTCAACAATAAGGTTCAAAAAGACTTTGGAATAAACTTATACAATAATAACCCAGACACACTGCCTGAAAACGAAGACGAATTAGCGCTTCACATGCAATTAAACTATAAGCAGGCTGTAGAAATAGCCGAAGAGCAAGCCATAAATGTTTTGATGGACGGTAGTAGATATGAGCTTATAAAGAAAAGATTTTATTATGATTTAACAGTGTTAGGTATTGGCGCTGTAAAAACCACGTTTAATACATCCGAGGGAGCTAAAGTTGAATACGTTGATCCAGCTAACTTAGTATATTCTTATACTGATTCTCCATACTTTGATGATATATATTACGTTGGTGAAGTTAAAAATATTCCAATAAACGAATTGGTAAAAGAATTTCCACATCTTAACCAAGATGAAATAGAAGAAATACTTAAAACAAATAATCAAACCGCGGGGAGATACAGAAGCTACGAAGAAATTGACAATAATAAAGTTCAAGTTCTTTACTTTAATTATAAAACCTATATGAATGAGGTTTACAAAGTAAAAGAAATGGCTACTGGCGCTGAAAAAGCTATCGCGAAAGACGACACATTTAATCCACCTGAAAATCTTGAAGGTAATTTTTCTAAATTACAAAGAGCTGTAGAGGTTTTATACGATGGAGCTTTTATATTAGGCACTAATAAACTTATAAAGTGGGAGATTTGCAAGAATATGTTAAGGCCAAAAAGTGATTACACTAAAGTCAAGATGAATTATTCTATTGTTGCTCCAAGAATATATAAAGGTAAGATTGAATCTTTAGTCGGTAGAATTACTACTTTCGCAGATATGATTCAGCTTACACATTTAAAAATACAACAAGTAATGTCAAGAATGGTTCCTGATGGAGTTTATCTTGACGCAGATGGTTTAGCTGAAATAGACTTAGGCAACGGAACAAACTATAGTCCGCAAGAAGCTTTAAACATGTTCTTCCAAACTGGCTCTGTTATTGGTAGATCATTCACGCAAGACGGCGACATGAATCCTGGTAAAGTTCCAATTCAACAAATACAATCAGGTGTTGGAGCAAATAAACTACAAGCTTTGATTGGAAATTACAATTATTATCTAGGCATGATACGTGATGTTACCGGGTTGAATGAAGCTCGTGATGGTAGTATGCCAGATAAAAACGCTTTAGTTGGCGTTCAAAAATTAGCCGCAGCTAATAGTAACACAGCAACTAGACACATACTTCAGTCAGGTCTTTTCTTAACAGCTGAAGTTGCTGAAGCGTTATCATTGAGAATATCTGATATTATTGAATACTCTCCAACTGCCGATGCGTTTATACAAGCTATAGGCGCTCATAATGTTGCTACACTAGAAGAAATGAGTAATTTACACTTATATGATTTTGGTATATTCATAGAGTTAGCTCCAGATGAAGAAGAAAAAGCTAAGCTAGAAAATAATATTCAAGTAGCATTAGCTCAACAAAATATAGATCTTGAAGACGCGATTGATATTAGAGAAGTTAGAAACGTTAAGTTAGCTAATCAATTGTTAAAAATAAAAAGAAAGAGAAAGCTAGAAAGAGATAGAGTAATAGCTCAACAAAACGCTCAGATGAATGCTCAAGTTTCAACTCAAGCAGCCCAAGCAGCAGCACAAGCAGAAATGCAAAAGCAACAAGCTAAAGCTCAAACTGAAGCTCAACTATTACAATTAAAGTCTCAATCTAAAATGCAAGAATTGCAGCAAGAGGCTAAACTTAAAAAAGAGTTAATGGAAGCAGAGTTTAGATACAACATGCAGTTACGTCAAATGGATGCTGATATTAAGGCTCAAGGTGAAAAACCTAAAGAAAGTTTTGAATCCAGAGGTAATGATGTTTTTGGAGGAATAACAGTTTAACAAATAATTTTTTATATTTTATATTATGGACAAAAAAGTAGAACAATCAATGGCAGATAACGCCGTTGAAAAACAAACAATTAAAAAGCCTAGAGCTAAAAAGTTCGCTAACAAAGGTGATACAATAAAAGTAGATCTTAGTGAACAAGTAGCTCCTAAGGTTGAAGAAGAGACAATTAAAGTAGATTTAACAAATGCCAATCAAGAGCAAGAGGCAACAGACGTGGTTACAGATCAACAAGCCGGAGCTGTACAAGAAGTGGTTGAAGAAGTACCACAAAGGGAAGAGACCGTTCAAGATGAACAACCCGCTGTTGAAGAAGTAGTTTTAGAAGAAGTAACTGAAGAACCTACAGAAGCTCTAAAAGAACTTGTTGAAGAAGTAGAAAGAGTTGAAGTTGAGTCTACACAAAATATGCTACCAGAAAACATCCAAAAGTTAGTTGACTTTATGGAGGAAACTGGTGGAACTATTGAAGATTATGTAGAATTAAATAAAGATATTGATTCTTTAGATAGCATGACAGTTCTTCAAGAGTATTATAAAAAAACAAAGCCACATTTGTCGGCTGAAGAAATAAGTTTCATGATGGAAGATGAGTTCAACTATGACGAAGACACTGATAGTGAACGAGACGTGAAACGTAAAAAGCTAGCCTTTAAGGAGCAAGTTGCTAAGGCTAAAGCCTACTTAGACGGGCAAAAGTCTAAATATTATGAAGAGATTAAAGCTGGATCTCGCTTAACGCCTGAGGCGCAAAAAGCGATGGACTTTTTTAATCGCTACAACAAAGAATCAGAAGAAACCAAAACCATCGCTGAAAAACAAAAACGAATTTTTGAGCAAAAAACTAATCAGCTTTTTAACGACTCATTCAAAGGTTTTGAATATAAAGTTGGAGATAAAACTTATAGATTAAATGTTAAAGACGCTCAAAAAATTAAAGAAACCCAAAGTGATATTGGAAATATGGTTAAGATGTTTTTAGCCGAAGACAACACAATATCAGACGCTAAAGGGTATCACAAATCTTTGTTTACAGCTATGAATCCCGACATGATAGCCCAACACTTTTACGAGCAAGGAAAAGCCGATGCTATCAAGGATAGTGTTGCAAAAGCGAAAAATGTTAACATGGACGCTAGAAAATCACACGGCGAAGTAAATGTAAATGGGACTAAATTTAGGGTTTTAAGTGGTGACAGTTCTAATGATTTTAAAGTGAAAATTAGAAAATAAAAATTAACAATTAAAACTATTTAAAAATGGCTTATACTGCTGGAACTAATTTGAATAGTGTACCTGCTCCTTTTAAGCAAACACTATCTTCGAATTATATCGATTTTACTGCGTCAGGCACTGCTGGCTGGGCGCAACAATATTTACCGGATCTACTTGAACAAGAAGCTGAAGTATTTGGTAATAGAACTATTAGTGGCTTCTTATCTATGGTTGGAGCTGAAGAAGCGATGACTTCTGATCAAGTTATTTGGTCTGAGCAAGGTCGTCTTCACTTATCTTTCAAAGCTACTGTTGCTGATATAAATGATATGTCTGGAAGCTTAGATCTTAACGGAGCCACAGACGATGGTGGTGGTGGTACACTTACTATCACTAAAGACATTGATGGCAATACTGATAACGTTGCTAACAATGGTATTCGTATAAATGACACTGTATTAATTGCTCAAGCTGGTGGTTCTTGTACTGCTTTAGTTGTTGGTGTATCTGGCGCTACGATCAGCGTTGCTCCTTATGGTTACGCAACTTTAGAAGACGCTGGAATCACTCTTACTACAGCAGACGCTACTAGAGTATTAGTTTATGGATCTGAGTTTGGTAAAGGTAAAAATGGAAGAAGTCAAGCTAACAAGCCTGCTTTCAAATCTTTCACTAACAAACCTATTATCCTAAAAGATTACTATGAAATTTCTGGATCTGATGCATCTCAAATTGGCTGGGTTGAAGTTTCTGGTGAAGAAGGACAATCTGGTTACTTGTGGTACTTAAAAGCTGAAGGTGATACTAGAGCTCGTTTTGCTGATTACGTAGAAATGGCTATGCTTGAGGCTACTAAGCCAGCTGCAGCTTCTGTTATTGATGACGCTACTATAGTTGCTGCTACTGGACTTCCTGCTAACTTTGGTACTGAAGGTTTATTTGCTGCTATTACTGATAGAGGTCACATTTTTGACGGTATTAATGGTACAACTGCCACTACTGACTTAGCTGAATTTGATGCTATCTTGGCTAAATTTGATGAAAACGGTGCTATCGAAGAAAACATGATGTTCTTAGATAGAGCTACTTCTTTAGCTATTGATGATATGTTAGCTGGCATGAACTCCTATGGTTCTGGTGGTACATCTTACGGAGTATTCAACAACTCTGAAGATATGGCATTAAACTTAGGTTTCTCTGGATTCCGTAGAGGATCTTATGACTTCTATAAGTCTGACTTTAAATACTTGAATGACTTATCTACTCGTGGAGGTATTAATGCTATCGCTACAGCTGATAAAATTCACGGTGTATTTATTCCTGCTGGTGTTTCTTCTGTGTATGATCAGACTTTAGGTAAAAACCTAAAACGTCCATTCTTACACGTTAGATACCGTGCTTCTCAAATGGAAGACAGACGATTCAAAACTTGGATCACTGGTTCTGTTGGTGGAAACGTTACATCTGATATTGATGCAATGGAGGTGCACTACTTATCTGAAAGATGTTTAGTTGTACAAGGTGCTAACAACTTTGTAATGATTCAAGACTAATCATTCATATTTAAACTACCCTGCCTTATTGGTGGGGTAGTTTATTTTTATTAATTTTTTATTATATTATATTATGGAAACAAATGAAAAATGGGAGATAAAAGATAGAACTTATTTCCTAAGAAAAAACAAAAAACCATTAACTTATACTCTTAAGTCAACTAACATTTATTGGTTTGATGAAGAAAAAGGTTATGAAAGAGAGTTGAAAAATACATCTAATCAAAGAACGCCGTTTGTAGATGAAATGACAGGTGATCAAAGATTAGAGCATATTGTATTTAGAAACGGAGCTTTATTTATACCTAAAGAGAAAACGATTACGCAAAAGTTACTTTCACTTTATCATCCTTACAAAGATAATGTTTATGAAGAATATAAGCCGGCTGCTATAGCGGCTACGCAATTAGAATCTTTAGAGACAGAAGTAGAGGCTTTAATTATTGCTAAACAGTTAGATATTGATCAAGCTGAAGCAATAATGCGTGTAGAATTAGGATCTAAGGTATCTAGCATGAGTTCTGGTGAACTTAAAAGAGATTTACTATTATTTGCTAAAAGAAACCCCGTACTATTCTTAGAATTAGTCTCTGATGATAATGTTGGTCTTAGAAACTTTGGTATTAAAGCTGTTGAAGCTAAAATAATAAAACTTTCTAATGATCAAAGAACTTTTGTTTGGGCTAGTAATGGTCGAAAATTAATGACTGTTCCTTTTGATGAGCATCCATATTCTGCGTTAGCGGCCTGGTTTAAAACAGATGAAGGATTAGAAGTTTACAATAGCATTGAAAAGCGATTAAACGCGTAATTACTTATAGAAGAGTAGCCGCTCTTCGGGGTGGTTACTCAACTATAAAAAATAATTAAATGGCAGTAAACATAAACACAGTATATCAAAGAGTATTGGCTATTGCCAACAAAGAGCAAAGGGGTTATATAACACCTCAAGAATTTAACATACTTGCAAATCAAGCTCAATTGGATGTTTTTGAGCAATACTTCTATGATCAACATCAATTCTCTAGAGCTAGAGGCAGTCAACCAAAACAGCTTGATCCCGTAGAGATATTAAAAGATAAAATAAGTTTATTTGAAGTTTTCAATTCTCTGAGAACTCACGATGGTAACGCTTATACATTTCCAACTGACATGTATAGATTATCTAACGTAAAATATGATGACGTTATAGCTGATTACGTTTCAATACGAGAATTTGAAGCTATGAAAGGTCATCCGTTACTTAGACCGCACGCTAATCGCCCGTTATATATAAAAACTAAAGATGGCGTTAAAGTTTATACTGGCGCTGCTGCTGACAACTCTGTCACTCAAGTAACTGCTGCAGACAAAGTATATATTGATTACATCAAAAAACCAGCAACAGTATCATGGGGATATATAGTTGTTAGTGGTTCAGCTTTATACAATTCTGGCAACTCAACAAACTTTGAACTTCACGAATCTGA